GTTCGCCAGCATTCCCGTGGTGGTGGCAACCGGGATCACCGTGGCACCGGAGGCCACCGAGGCGGTGGTCGTGGTATTGATCGGTGTGCCGGACGGTGGGCTGGCATAGCTCAAGGTCGAAGCCGTTCCCTGGGTCGAGGACGTAATGATGAAGCCTCCCTGCGAGGCACTCCACACACAGGTCGCATTGGTCAAGGCCGCCTGAACCTTGGTGGCCGCATCGGTAAGGGTCAGGATCGACGTGAAGTCGATGGTGGCCGGATGCTGCAAGGTGCCGTTGACCGTGATGGTGAACGCGCCGTTGTTAATACCCTGCAAGGTGGTGAGAAGATTGGTCTGGTCGGTGGCGGTGAAGAACCCGGAAGACAGCACGGCAGCCGAAGGACCGACCGGACGCGGCGACCCGTCGATGGGGATCGTCATGGTGCCGTTGGTGATCGTGTTCAACGAAGTCAAAAGCTGGGTCTGTTGGGCCGTCGAGAAAATCTGGCCTTTCAGAATGGCCGACGTGGGCGTTTGTGCGAACCGCCCAATATAGCAGATCGACGGCGTGGGATTTTGCGAAAAATACAGATCGGCCGCCAGATATTCCGGCGCGGTGGAGCCGAAGTCCGAGACCACCTCGTCGAGCGTAGCGTATTCCCGCACCCGCTCTTCCACGTCGATCACGTCCAACGCCCCGGCGATGCACAGAACGCCGAAGTTGCGCACCGGCACGGCGAGTGGTGTAAGGTTCACACTGACGTTGACGACATCAGACAGCGCTAGGCCCGGCATGCTGGGTCTCCTTTGTGGAGGTGAGAATGGCGTATCTTCAGCAGTTTCAAGTATCCTGGAAAGCGATGGACTTCGACGCCTCTGACGTGGTGCAACCGGGAACGTCCAACCTGGACTATACCGGAGGCCATCAGCCTAGCTGTCAGATTGGTCTGGTGCCATACCCGGCACCTGGGGTCGGCTGCTACACGGTGCTCTGTGTGAATTGTTCGGTGGTGGCAAGCATCATGACGCGCGGTGACATGAACGACCCGTCGTCGGTGACGATTGGCTGCATGGCGACACGCGACGGCATCCAATATATTCCCGACGACACTTAGCCTTCAGGATAGACCACCGTATCCTCGCGGACCTGGAACGTCTCGCTGCCTTGGTCGGTGTTGATGGTGAAGTCGGCGCCGTCGAGATCGCGAATCGGGTAGACGCGCTCGATCATGGCGCGGAATTCCATCCTGAGATCGGCCCGGTCCACGTATTGCTGGTTCATCAACTCCGGTGCGCGTTGCAAATCATGGATCGTGCGCAGTTTTAGCCCAACCGGGAACAGATTTTCGTAGTTCTGCGGCACATAGAATGCGTCCCTGACCTGTGCCGCCAGAGCGTCGGCCTGGGGACCGTAGAACGTGGTCACCACGGTGATTGTCTGGTGCCGCTGCATGATGGTGTAGCCGGGAGCGGTAGCACCCGAAAGCGTGACGCCGCCGACATGCAATAGGTAGGGGTATTCGTCGGCCTCGACCATCGTGACGCCGATGGACACCCAGGTCACGTCAACCGGCGGCTGAGCCGGCGGGACGGGCTGCCAGCGGGGCCGCACAAGGCTGCCGGGCAGTCCCGCCAGTCCGGCGACGGCCTGCTGGAGCGCGGCCTGAAGGTCTTCCACGGTGGCCGGCGGCGGCGGGACATCGACGATGTAGCCACCGGTCGTGCTGTCGTTGAGCGAAGCTCCGCTCACCGCCTGCCCCTATGAGTGCGCAGCCAGAAGTCCATCTCGGTCGCCTTGGTCTTCGCCATCGCCAATGCCTCGCCACCTTGGTGCTGCTCGGCCATGAGAAATGCCCGGACATGATCGCGTAGCTGATCTATGTCGGGGTAGGCCCCAATGGGCAGTATTTTCCCCTGTCCCGAGGCTTGTGCCTGTTCCTTGACGGTGATGGTCTCTGGAAGATCGGTCATGTTCCCTCACTGAATGTCGGTGCCAGTGCGTCCAGGGGAACCGGCTGGACCGAGATGATTTCCATGATCCCCTCGAAATGCCCGAAGCCGGTGGCGAAATTTCCGAACCGCGCAACGGAAGTCACTCTATGCTGCCGGCCGTTCCACACCACCACATCCGCCGACGACGTGTCGGTAGCGGTGAGCAACGGGAATGTGGTGATGATCTCGTAGCTCCCTTCCGTGCGGGCAAGATCGGGCGTCATCTGAAGGGTGTCATCGTTGGACTGAATGGATGCGAGGATATTGATAGACTGCGGCTGTCTGACCGCAATACCATCGTCTCCCATGATTTCGACCTGCCGCAGCACAATCACTTGGTCCACGAAGTCGGGATCAAGCAGGAGTTCTGAAACACCGATATTCGCCATCACACGCTCCTGACGACATAGGTAATGCTGGCACGAAGCTGCCCGGTGTCAATCAGCGGCTTGGCGTTGCCCGCCTCGGCCCATTCGGTCAGTGCCTCATTTGATTGCTCGGCTTTCCAGCCGGCGGCAGCCTTGATCTGCTTTAGACTTCGTAGCTTTCTTCGTCCGGCAGCAGTCCTGCGGAGCCGTGCCCGGATGGTGGCGGCCTTGAGCGGGACGAACGGTGGATCGGGATCGGTGATCTCGTTGACCACCGAATTGCGTGCCAGCATGCCGACCCGTTCAAGCACCTGTTCCGGCTTCCCTTTGCCTTCCAGCGTATTCTTCATCCCCTCCTTCATCATGGCGACGATCTCGTCCTTTACCCGCCTAATACCCGGATGGAGAAATGGTCGTGCCGGGATGTTGTGGGCCGGAGAACCGAACTCATGAATGTAGGCGAGGTCGGCGTTGCCGATCTGACCCTGCTTTCTTGACGACTTGCTCGCCGGCACGCCGACAAATACATCGGAGCCGGTGAGCGTGTTCACCCGCTTGACCAACTCGGCCACGTTGTCGATGGTCTTGCGGATATTGAACTCTGGCATTTATCGTCCTTCCAGCGTGGCAACGCGGGCGGCCAGTTCCTTCATGCCGTTGACCAGCGCGGCGACAATCGGGGTCAAGGTGATGGCCAGCGTCGGCGCATCTGTGTCGAGGCCGCCCGTGCCATCCGCCAATTCTATGCCAGCCTCAGAGACCGCTTCGGGAATAACCTCGCGCACATCCTGCGCGGTGAAGCCAAGATGAAACCGGTCGGAATGCTTGGCCCATTCTCCGTTCGGCAGTTGCTGTGGCCTTGGTGGCAGACGCCGGAAGCGTTTGGCGCGCAAGCGAAGCACCTCATTGAGACCAACCTGCGCATCGGAAATACTGGTCTTGGTGCGAATATCGGAGACATCTTGATAACCGCCCACCCCACCGACCGGACCACGCGCATTGTAGGACCAGCCGTCGGTGATACGGAAGAAGAAAAACAGGTTGCTGCTGGGCCACCCAAGATTGCCGTTGCCCCAATTCCAATCCCAATACCATCCACCCTGGAACTGCCAGATGACGCCGGACCCTTGGTTCGTCGCAAAATAACGCTCGCCAGAGCTACCGTAGTAGAGGTTGTAAAATGTCGGACTGCTACCCCAATCGACGTTTTGGTTCGGTGTGTAGGCGTTGATGTTTTTGAACGAGCCATTGCACCAGCTAACCGTGGCAAGCTGCCCTTGCCCGCCGCCGTTGATGGCGAAATTCAGGAATGACCCATCCCAGCCGAAAGCATACCAGTAGCCACTATTGAAAACCCCACGAAAGTTCAGCCCGAGGTTCCCGTCCACATAGACGTTGTGCTGAATGCTGTCACCGCTGACGGCGAGGGTGCCGTCCACCTGACAGGTGCCATAAGTGTGCAGGTAGGTCGCAGTGCAGGCGGCGGTAGGCCAGATATTGCCGGAGGTGTCGATCCGAAATGTCACGAAGCCATTTTCGGCAAAATACCAATTGCCGTTGCTGCTGTTCCGCGAGAGATAATAGTTGGTATTGTCGGCGACATAGAAGGTGCCGCTCGCCGACATGATGGCATCGGCGGTTCGCAGTCTCCCGTTGAAGTTGCCGCTGGTATCGACCTGCAAGGAGCCGGTCGAATGGATGTAGGCGCCCTGCACGGTATTGCCCGGCGTGATGATATTGCCGGTGGCGTTGATGCTGCCATCGACCTGCATATTGCCGGTCGAATGGATATAGCCGGCGGTGACCGCTCCAACCGCAACAAAGCCCCCACCGATCCAGAGATTACCGCCGCCATCCAACGACATCACGGTGCCGGACGGAGAGTTCCACAGGCGTAGTCCGTCCGAGCGACGCCAATAATCCACCCAATTCGCTTGCCAAGAGAGCCATTTGTAGCTGCCGTCAGAGGCAAGACCAAAGCCGCTGTCGTTCATCGCCAGAATGCTGCCGGTGGCGAAGATGCCGCCATTCACATTCAGCGCGTCGGTCGTGGTGAGACCGCTGGCACGGTTGATCGACAACGGGGTGTCGATATAGGTGCCGGCGTCGTTATACCGGTTAATACTGAAGTTGGTGCCGACGTTTCCGCCGCTTTCCGCCGCCGCGTCGCCCATGATAAGGGTCCAACGCAGATTGGCTCCGGTGTATCCGATGATCTGCCGGCCATACCCAGATGGCGCCGTAAGGCTAAGATTGGCCCAGCCAGATGATACGTTGATTGCCAGACCGCCGGTCAATGTGCCGCCGGTCAGCGGGAGATAATTTCCCTCCGTCGAGGTGAGTTGCTGTAGCGTCACCGCACCGAGTTGGTTCGTCGCGTTGCCGGCGAGGATCAACGGCCCGGTGAGGGTGCCTCCGGTGAGAGGCATTGCCGGCGTCCACGCGGCATTCATGCGCCCATATGTTGTGCCATTCGAAGGGGCGTCCGGCATCACAGCGAGAACGCCATTGATCGCCGTCCACTTCACGCCGTCCCATTCATAGACGACGCCATCAAGGCCGGTGACGGTATCGCTGATCGCCGGAGAGGCGGGAAAGTCAAACATCAGCCGAGCTTTCGTTCCAGCGCAGCGATCCGCGCGATCAAGGGATTGATCAGATTGTCC